CCTTCGCCTATAATAAAAGCAGCCCGGAGGTCAATAATACTCCCCGCTTGCAGTACGCCCCAATCAGCGGTTCCGACATATTTATTATTTATCTCCTCAACCGCGCCTGAATAAGATGTATATTTATTCCCGACATAGCTTGATTTCGCTTCAGTCAGACTTAATAGATTATTTTTTACAAGCGCTTGGAGTTTTTTAACCTGCGTTTCAAGTCGTTCATGCCTGCCCTTCTGGAATTGCAGCCGTGTGCGCATTGCCTGGACATTTGTAATATCTTTAATCCCTTTAAAAATATTCATTAGTACACTGCCCCCCCTACCATTTCAGCAAATGCCTGCTCCGGCACTCTGCAATGAGTATCAATTACCATATCTGACCGCATCCATATGATGATTGTTGATTTTCACTGGCTCTGGCAATGGATTCCCCTCTTTATCCTCTTTATATTTATATCGCTTTCGTTCGCTTTCAATATGCTCAGACCCTTTTATAATATGTATCGTTTTACTCTTTAAAAAATCTATGCCAGCTCTTACTGAATCCGGCCCTTTCTGACATGGCTTTATATTAAATCCCATCTCTGCGATCTCATCAATCGACTTAGGCTCGGCTGAATCTGCATATATATCCTCATATTCTGCTATACCTTTCTCTTTCATCTTAAATCCTAATTTCTGATTTGTCAACTTTGTTTCATGAATTACTTCCTCCAGCCAGAACTCATCAGCCTTCCGGTATATCCGGTCTAGTGCTGCAGGATCTACGCTATACCCGAAATCAAGCCCGTAGAATATCTCATCATAAAACTTCCCTTCCGGTTTATCAACTACATCCCAGTTATATATGATCCCTTTAGCCAGCGCCCATTGGCCCAACCGGTAAATCGAGTAATACACCTTATCACCTAAGCGCTCAAGCTTTTTCAGGTACTCTCTACGCACTTCCTCAATCGGGTTATCCTCAACAGTTGAATGATGTATATATGAACCTTCAAGCTTACCTGGCCCGGTTTTAGGATATTCATCATAGAAAAACATGCTTTTAATCCAGGGACCGGCAGCCTCATCCGGGTTAAATGTCATGAGGATCTGCTTATAATATTTTGTTGGTTCCCTCAGCCGTAAATCAAGCTGTGTGAAGTCATTTAAGGAAAATTCAGTCGTCTCCTCAAGCCAATATGATGTTATCCCTTTAATCGACTTGATTTTATCCGGATCATCTAAGCCGTCAAATAGCAGCTCATTTTTCTGACCCTGCGGATTGTAAAATATGATTATCCGGTCAACTTTGTTATGCGTATATTTAATCTCATTTTGATTTAGCACATCTTCCATCACAGCCAGCACGGACTCCCGACATCTTGACCGCACCTTGCGCATAATGAGTATCCTGTGATTGCCTTCCTTCATGCAGCGATAAAAGACTTTCCTGGCTGCAAACTCTGATTTACCAGAGCCAGCCCCTCCGCATAGCAGTAGATATTGGCTATCATTCTCTAAGAGCGGCCGGAAGGATTCACTTACCGTTATTTTCATTTTTATCCTTTATGTGGATCGTCTCAACTATAAGCTTACTATCTATTTCACCTGAATGCTCTATGTCCTTTTTATCAGTCTGGTCTAATACCTGCTTTCCAAGCCATATAAGCATAGCAACATTACCCAGCATAGCAACTTCAAATTGCTTTTTTCGGAGCCGTATTTTACCCTGTTCCCTTCCTTTTTCAATAACCGTTGCAAATCGCCTGCTTATAGTAGATTTATTACAATCAAAAAAAGACGCAATTTCAGATGTAGTGCATCCATAAGAAGCTAATGCCTCAACCTGTTTAGCATCTATTTTTGTTAGTTTCCTTCCTGCTTTCTTTGCCATTTATTTATTATATCCTAATATCGGCTTTTTCCTTGTAAAGTCAAACAGCCAGGGCATATTTCTTGCTATATAGCGCAGGCCGCCTATTTCCTTGACGGCCATTTCAATCTGATTTAAATGAGCTTTATAACGGAGTGCCAGGATTATCAAGCCGCCCCTCCATCCAACCATAAATTTATACCATGCTAATGGCCAAGTTTTTCTCAATATCCGGTAACCAGAATTTGTATATTGACTACCACCTCCACAATATACACAACCTATAGTCTTGGCCCCTCTTGTCCGAGCCGGATGCTCTGGTAAATTATGTGCTTTGATATAGCCATTAATTTCAGCATCCGTCCAGCCATTTAAAGGATTAGCAACCCAGAGGTTATCTTTAACCTGGAAATATAAATCACCATCTTTTATATTTCTCAACCCTCTTAGATTGTCATCTGTCTTTCCCCGCTGCCCTGTAATCTGAACATTACAACCTGATTTTTTAGTCATTATCCTGGCTGGGACTATCTTCATTGCTCTACAGCATTCTGATACATTTATTTTAAACCCCATCTGTCCTCTATTTTTCTGCATCCAGATTCTTGCAGCCATCTTCCCTAGCATAGGCCAGCCTGTCGCTTTCCATTGCTCCATTGGAGTCCTATTTGATACTGCTATTCTTAAATCCAGATTATAACTATTTGCTATTTTTTTAATATATTCCTCAGTTCCCGGATATTCCATTTGAGAATCAGCCCAGATTATAGTTGGCTCATATCCGGCATTACACATTAAATCTAATAAAACTGAACTATCACTTCCACCGGAAAAAGCAAGGCAAGGCTTCCTGTTTGGTTTTAAAGCCCTTTCTATAACTGCCATTGATTGATCAACCCTATCTTTCCCCGCTATAGCAAATACAGTTTTTTCAGGATCCCGATGTGGGATCTTATACTCAGACTCATTTGCTATTGCTTCGGCTAATTCATTCATGGTATAAACTCGCATCCGCATTCTGGACATTTTACTTTCTCTTTCTCGGCTAATTTATCAAGCCGGGCCTGTTCTTTTACTTCACTTGGAGCAAAATCATCCAACATCCGGCCTATATTTATTGATTCACCTATATCAATATTGTAATCCTCTAATTCTATATCCTCAATATGCGGATAAATCAATTCTGCTGCCATCTGATCATCCGTAGTCCCAATATTATCATTATCAGATAAGGCATATTTAATTTTACCAGCCTCGGAAGAAACTTCTACGACTGACAAATCAACCTCAGTATGTTTCAATTCCTGAAGTGCTCTAAGCCTCATATTACCACCTAAAACAATAAATTCCCCATTTTCAGCATAGGCAACCATCGGTTTATAAACCCCAAGCTCTGTAAGCTGCTTTAAGAGGCGTTTATAATCTTTTTTTTTGCTATTCCGGGGATTCTTATCCCAAGGCTTAACCTTTGATATCGGGACGGTTATGATATTCATTCACTTCCCCTTACCTTTCATGCTGAATATTTTATTCCTATTATCTACAATCTGCTTCTCAAAATTAGATGTAATCTGTTTGCATTGAGCTTTCTGATTCTCCACATCAGTCTTTATGCTGCCTATATCTATTGCCATATCATCAACCTTTTCATCAGTTTTGCTTACGGTATCTTTAATATCCTTTAAATCAATCCCATCTCCATTCCTCTTTTTTGTATCCCTAACAATTTTCAGCCAGCTTCCAATACTTGAAATCACAAGAACAATAATACCACCTGTCGTAATTGGCTCTACCATTTAACTCTCCTGTTAATAAATTTCAATTCCATTAATCTCCAATAATCGTTTCATGCGCCAATATATTAATCTCCAATAATCGTTTCATGCGCCAATATTGATAGAGGAAGCCTTTGGATACGATTGCTGGGTTTTTATCCTTGATCTTTACCAATATATCGCTGGGAATAATTCCATCTTTTATAAATCCGTATATCTCAATCTCACCTATCTCTGTTGATGGCGTAATTATAACCTGTGGTTTGCAAGTGCTAAGTAAGCAGAAGCTTGCGAACACGATCAGCATCGCCATCCAGGATAGCTTGTTTAATCGCCTTTTTGTCTTTTGCATTTTTCCTTTTTTTGATATATTTCCCTATGTTTAATATTGCAGTCGTTAAAGCTGATAAAACATTGAATATTTTTTTCATTTATGCCGCCTCACACACATCAGACCCATGAAGTAAAACAAATAGTTCCGTCATTAACCAATAATCTCTATTTGTCATAGGTGTCCTTTCAAACAATTCCATTAACAATTTACACTTTTTACATTCAGGGGGCATTATCTCAGGACTAACCCTTTCGTATAGCCCCCCATCGTGATTATTTTTGTTCATTAACTGCTTTCCCAAAAATAAGAACATCTAAAACAATAAGTGAATATTTAAACTGACCTCTTTTCAAGGCATCAAAAAAAATAATAAGCATAGCCTTAATATATTCAATTTTATTCATTCTTGCTCATCCCTCATCTTCAAACGGATCGCAAATCTTGTAACTATCCCCATTATAGCCAATAGGCCGGAGCTTAACAAAGGCGTTATCCCGGATTGCGTCCTTTGTTGTCTTGGTATCGCCCCCGCCCCCGCAAGCGCCTATCACATAGCCATAATCATAAATCATCATAACATGCCTTGCTTTGCCGTTTCGGAACCAAAACACAAGACAGCCTTCATATCCTGCACCAACTAAATTATCCTTGTATTTTAAATATAATCCATGCGCTGTATCATCGAATATATGAGGTAAAATGCCTACGGATTGTAGGACTTCAATCACCATGCCAGAGCAATCGAATCCTTCTATGCTATCATTTCCGCCATAGGAGTATTGCGTACCAAGCCAATGCCAGAGATATTTTAGAGCCAACTCCCGTTTAGTCATTGTACTGCTAATACAATAAAAATAAACTATGGAATTGGAATTGTCAAGTGTGGATTTAGATTGTAATTATTTTAAATCTTATTTTTAAAGCAATGGGGACAGTGATTAGCTGCCCCCATTTCAAAGAATAGTAATTATTCTTTTACTTCTGATTCGGCTAATAGCGGTATTGCATCAAGTACAAAAGATTTCAGCTTTTTCTTTCCGCCTTTTGTCATTTTGGATACCTGGATGAAGTTGCCCACTAAGCTACTTTCTGCCTGTCTCAATTTTGCATAGCTGGTTATCATCGCTATGCCCACTTTCACGTCTTGGTTCATGTCTCTTCTTTCTGCTACTGAACCTTCACAATACTGATTGAGAATTTCCATGCCATGATGCCCCATTTTCAGGGCTTCATCCGATGCCTTTGGTGATAGACTGCCAAATCGCAAGCCTTTATAATCGGCCTGTTTCATGCGTCTCACCTCCTTTTTTATGGATTTTAAATAACCGGATACGAGTCCGGATTATTTTTTTATCTAATTCATTTGGTTTATAATTCTTCCCAAACAGGCGACCTTTAAAATATCTATAGATATAGCTTTCATCCTTCCATAATCTATTAATTTTTTCTCTTGTTTTTCTGCTTTTGCATTTAGGACAAAGCCCAAATAAATTTTCTTGACTTCTCATGATAGAATAATACGCATCTTTAACGGTCATTTCTTTCCAAAAAAATCTTTTCCCGCATTGTCTGCATATTTTATTAAATTTCATTATTTTCTTCTCTTCGAGTCTTAAATAATCGGACTCGTGCTCGTATTATTTCTTTATCTAAATCTGTTAATTGAGGTTCGGGAATTCCTCGAAATAATTGTCGGCCCCTAAAATAATTATAAATACATTCAGATTTAGTCCATGATTTTTTTATTTTTTCGCTTTGTTTTTTTCTATTTTTTGGATTTTGAAAAAATCTTTGTGTGTTTATTTTATTTGCTTTACCTACTTTTTTCATACTTTCTTTTGAATGAGCCTTAGCTTGAACAATTGGACTTGAAAGAATAATCCTTCCCATTTTTTGTAAATTTTCTAAATATTCAGGATGAGCCTTTATAAAATTTTTTTTCGCTATGCTTTGTTTCTTTCTCGTTTCTAAGCTTGCTTTTTTCCCTTTATTCCAAGAAACCCCACCTTTTGGAAAAGGTTTTAGCCATGTTGATTGTTTTCCTTGACATCTTCTTGAGCAATATTTCCCCCTCCCTGCTTTTATTCTTGCCTCAGTAACAATAAATTCTTTTCCGCATGTTAAACAAAATACTTTAATTTTAGGTGTTTTAAGACTTATTTTATACCCCACAAGCTCTCTTCTACATTTTTCTGAACAAGTTTTTCTGTCTCTATAATTTTGTTTATCTAAAACTTCAAACTCCTTCCCACATTGTGTACAAATCTTCTTAATCTTCATTTTATTCACTCCGCCGCATTAGAAAAACTTGTATCATTCACCCAACGCCCATTGCTATACATCCGCTCTTTCGCAGCTTTACATGCCGGACATAAAGAATATTTAGGGTGTTGGTCAGGCCGGGGATAAAACATTTTACCGCAATGATTATTACAGCATTTAATCTTTGCCCTCTTTCGCTGCCTTGGCACATTCGTATTGCCGCCCTTGCTATGCCAGCAACTCTTACATATACCAGATTTATTAAAATCTGTAATCGGGTTACCGCAGATAATACAATGTTTATTCCCCTTTCTTTCCATATTCTTAATCTTCTTAGCACAGGAAAGACAGAAGCCAGTCGCCCCCGCACCCTTTATAGGCTTGCCGCATTCTTTACAGGTTGGCATCTCAATCTCCTGTAATTAAAAACAATACAAATCTCACAGATACAGCTAAAGCAAATACTGTAAATGCGATATAAAATGTCCAGTTAAATAAATCATACCAGAAATATCTTGCATGATAGTAAGCAACCCCAGCCCCAGCCCAGCCAATAAATGAGATAATTCCAAATGTTAGTAAGCACCAGTTAGTTATTATTATCGCATTTTGCATGGTTT